TCCGCGAGTGGGTCGGCGAGCGCGTAGTGAACGGCCTCGTCATCAACGGCGCGCGCGTCGCCAACCAGACCTTCGAGCTCACCTACGCCGTGCGCCGCACGGACGTCGAGGACGACCTCACGGGCACCATCGCGCAGGCGATCTCGCGCGTTCGTTCGGGCGCGTCGAAGTTCGTGCGCCACCCCGACAAGCTCGTGATGACCGTGCTCACGGGCAACAGCGCGTGCCTCGACGGCCTCGCGCTCTTCCACGCGTCGCACAAGGAGAACCCCGCCGACGCGGGCTCCGCGACGTACGCGAACACCGCGAGCGGCACCCTGACGCCGACCAACGCGGCAGCCGCGCGCAGCGCCATGATGGAGCTCAAGTCCGCCGACGGTGACGTTGCGAACGAGAACCCCAACGTGCTCATCGTGCCGCCCGCGCTCGAGACCGTCGCCCGCAAGATCGCGAACGCCGACATGGTGATCGAGAGCAACACGGGCACCGACAACCTCCAGGTGAACGTCTACAAGGGCGCGTACACCGTCGTCGTCGCGCCGCAGCTCTCGACCGCGCACGGCGGCAACGACGCCTACTGGTACATGGCCGACGCGAACGACCCCGAGGACCGCGGCGTGATCTACCAGGACCGCGATCAGATCGAGGTCGTGAGCTTCTTCAACCCCGCCGACGAGTCGGTCTTCACGCTCGACGAGTACAAGTGGGGGATGCGCAAGCGCCACACCGCCGCGGGCGGCAACCCCAAGAAGATCTTCCGCCGCACCGGCTGATCCGCGCCGCTCTCTCGCCTCGCACCCCGCCCACCGGGGCGGACCATCACACCACGGCGCCTCCTCGCGCCACCGCCCCGGACCGCACCTCATGGCCTACGCAACGACCACCGACCTCGCGCGCTTCGGGCTCCCGTCCGCGGCGCTCTCGGGCATCGCGACGGCCGCGCAGGAAGCCGCGCTCGACGCCGCGAGCGTCTTCGCGGACAGCTACCTGCGCTCGCGCTACGGCACGCTCCCGCTCACCAGCTACGGCGTCGATCTGACGCAGTGCGTGTGTGCCATCGCCGCCGAGACGCTGCTCACCACACGCGGCTTCGACGCGACGCGCGCCAACGGCGACGCGATCACGCTGCGCGCCGACAACGCGCGCGCCTGGTTGAAGGACATCTCTGCGGGACGCGCCTCCGTGAGCGGCGGCAACACCACCGCGACCGCGACGCCGATCGCACGCGCGAGCACAGCGCCCTCGACGGCCTCGTCGAGCGAGCGGGGCTGGTAGTGGCTGGCGTCGTCGGCGACTTCGCCGCGCTCGCGCTGCTCGAGAAGCGCCTCGCGACGCTCGGAAAGCGCGGCACCCGCGACGCCGTGAAGGCGATGGCGGCCGAGGCAAGCGACCTCGTGGCCGAAGGCTTCCGGCAGTCGACCGCGCCGAGCGGCGCACCGTGGCGCACGCTCGCGAAAGCCCGCGCGCGCAACCGGCGACGCGGTGACCGCGGCAAGCCGCTGATGGACACCGGGCGCCTCCGCGCGAGCGTGACGGCGGCCCCTCGCCTCTCGGGCGACGGCTTCGTGATCACCGCCGATCCGATCTACGCCGCGACGCACCAATACGGCCGCGGCCCGATCCCGGCGCGGCCCTTTCTGCCGGTCCCTGACCTCCCCGCCTCGTGGGCCGTGCGTCTCCGCGACGCCGCCTTCGAGGCCATCGACAGCGCCGCCGAATGACCCTCACGAGCACCATCACCGCCGTCAACACAGCGGTCGCCGTCGAGGTGGCGGGCACCACGTACAGCCTCGGCGCGCGTGTGGCCGACGACCTCGGCGCCCCGCCCCGGCTGCGATGGGTGCCCGTCTCCGACGACCCGACGCCGGCGCCGAAGCAGAGCGCCACCGCGAACGGGCTGTCGCGCGCCATCGTGGGCATCGACGCGACCTTCGACGTGGAGTGCTGCGGCGCCGACTACGAGGCCGCGCTGACGCTCCGCGACGCCCTGGTGCGCGCGCTGCGCTCCACCGTCGGGCCCGCTGCGCACACGCTCGGTGCGGGCCGATGGGCGAACGGCGACGCGATGACGCAGGGCGAGGCCGTCACCCACCGAGTGACGCTGCGCGCCTTCGTCTCCGAGACGGCGCCCACCGTCGCCACGGTCGCCACGGTGGCCTTCGACACCTCCGCTGCGGTCGCCGGTGACGGCGAAGTCTTCGTCCCCTCAGACAGCTAGGAAAAACCTCAATGGGAATCGCATCTACCACGCTCGCGATCGGCGACGGCGCCCTCGGCACGTCGCGCCAGCTCGCGCGCCCGCCCGCCATCGTCGGCTGCTCGTCGTCGGGCACTGCGGCCACCGCAGGCCTCTACTCGTCGCTCGAAGACGTCATCGCCACCTTCGGCTACGGCAAGCTGACCGCGCTCGCGGCCGAGTACTTCGGCAGTGTCGGCGGGCCGCTCGTCATGGTCAAGGCTGCGAGCACGACGGCGGGCTCCGCGAGCGCCGTCACGGCCGTGGGCACCTCGACGGCCGTGATGACCGTGACGACCAGCACGGCCGTCGACGACTTCCTCGTGAAGATCAAGGTCGCGCGCGCGGGCGCCAGCCTCGCGGCCGTCACCGCCGCCGTCAAGGTCTCGCTCGACAACGGGCTGAGCTACGGCGAAGAGATCGCCGTGCCGCTCGCGGGCGTGCTCGCGCTCACGAACCTCGGCGTCACCGTGACGTGGGCCGACGGCACCTTCGTCGCCGACGACACCTTCGCCTTCTCGACGACCTCGCCGATCTGGGACGCCACCGCGCTCGGGCTCGCGCTCGACGCGCTGGAGACCACGACCTTCGACCACGAGTTCGTGCACGTGGCCGAGCACGTCACGGGCGCGACCGTGAGCACGCTCGACACGTCGGTGTCTACGCTCGAGGCGACGAACACCTTCCGCTGGTGGCTCGCGGGCACGCGCCCCGAGGGCAGCGCGGAGAGCACCTCGACCTGGCAGGGCGTGCTGCTCGGCACGTCGCCGGGCTTCTCGGCCTTCTCCTCGCGCCACGGCGCGGTCTGCGCGGCCTTCGCGCTGCACTACGACGCCGTGTGGGGCTGCAAGGTCCGCCGCAACGTCTCGTGGCTCATCGGCCCGCGGCTCGCGCTCCTGCGCGAAGTGTCTGGCGGCGCGAGCCTCTCGGAGCACCCCGGCCGCGTGCGGTCGGGCGCGCTCTCGGGCATCGACGGGGGCGACCTCTCGCATGACTTCCGCACCATGACCGCGCTCGACACGGGCCGCTTCATGGGCGCGCAGTCGCTCCCCGGGCGCGGTGGCTACTACGCCACGGCGATGACCCGCGCGACGGCGGGCTCGGACTTCACGAGCATCATGCACGTGCGCCTGGTGAAGGAGGCCGCGCGCCTCGCGGTCGCCGTCACGCAGGAGTACATCAACGACAACGTGCGGACGATCGCGGGCGGCAAGCTCGACCCGCGCGACGCCGACGCCATCGACGCGTACGTGACCGCCGCCCTCGTGCGCGACCTCGTCACCAACGGCCTCGCGAGCGCGGCGTCGAGCGCCGTCGACCGAACCAACAACATCGTGAGCACATCGCAGCTCAACTTCAAGGTGCGCGTGCGCCCCCTCGGCTACGCGACGCTCATCGACATCGACCTCAGTCTCTCGACCGCGGAGTGACCCATGCCCATCATCAATGACCGCGAGTACGACTGGTCGACGATCGAAGTCCGCTCCGACGGCGGGCCTCCGCTGCTCAAAATCACCGCCATCTCCTTCGAGTGGACGGTCGAGCGCTCGCTCATCGAGGGCGCAGGCCGCAAGCCCCTCGGCATGACGCGCGGGCGCCTCAAGCCCGGCAGCGGCTCCATCACCTTCCACCGCTCGGAGTACGACGCGCTCGCCTCGACGGCGGGCTGGTGCGACACCGTGCGGACCATCGTGATTCAGTACAGCGACTCCGTGCTCGGCACGAAGACGGAGGTGCTGAAGAGCGTGCGCTTCGGCGGCGGCAAGGGCGGCGCGGAGCAGGGCACCGACCCGCTCACGGTCGAAGTGCCGTTCATGTTCGTCGACCTGCTCATCAACGGCGTCTCCCCGATCAACGACACCAGCGTGACCGCGCAGGTGCAGTGATGGCGCTCCTGACCGCTGTCGAGGTGAAGGAGCTCGAGGCGAAGCACGGCGACCTGCTGGTGATCAACGTCATCGACGGCGCCGACGTGTCGCTGGTGTTCAAGGCCGCGAGCGCATCGCACTGGCGGCGCCTCAACGCCGCCGACAAGCGCATCACGGCTGGCGACGACGCGAGCGCTGTGGTTCCCGAGCTCATCGCGCGGGAGCTCCTCGTGCACCCGTCGAAGACCGACTTCGACGCGATCCGCGACGAGGCCCCCTGGATCGCTGAGAACGCGGGCCGCGCGCTCGTCGGGCGCGTGGGCCAGAAGTTCAAGGCGTCCGTGGGGGAATCGTCGCCCTGAGAGACGAGGCGCGGCGGGACCAGTGGACGGCCTCGTCGTGCATCCTCGCCCTCTCAGGGCTCGACCCTGACTCGATCGACCCGCACGCACGCACCGGCGCCCTGATGGTCGTCGAGGCGCTGCAGCTACACCGCGCATTCGTGCTCTCGCACGCGAAAAAATAGACGTGGCCGAAAACCTCACATGGACGTTCCGGGCGGTCGACGCGATCTCGCCGTCGCTGCGTCGCTCCGTGTCGTCGATCGACGCGCTGAAAGCGTCGCTCGGCGGCGCGTCGGGCGCCGTCGGTGGCCTCACGCGCGCGGCGGGCACCATGACGGGCGCGGTGTCGTCGGCGGTCGGCGGGCTCTCGCGCGTCGCGACCGTGGCGGCATCCATCGCGGGCGCGGGCGTCGCCATCGGCGCGGCCTTCGGCGGCGTCGCCGCGACCATCGGGCGCTCTGTGCTGGAGATGATCCGGTTTCGCGAGAGCGCCGTGGTCACGCTCGGGACGCTCATGCGCGGGCGCGGGCAGGGCCGCGAGGCCATCGCGCGCGTCGGCGGCGCAGCGTACCGGCAGACGCAGGCGCTTGCGCGCCTCACGCCCGGCAACGAACGCGACGTGATCGCCGCGCGGCAGCAGCTCGCGGCGGGCGGCTTCCGCGGCGCCGACGAGGAGCGCGTGCTCGCGGGCTCCCTCGACGTGGGCGCGCTCAACGCTGGCGACTCCACGGCGCAATCGCGCTTCGTGCGCGCCCTCTCGCAGATCCGCGGGCGTGGGAAGCTGCAAGCCGAGGAGCTCAACCAGCTCGGCGAGCTCGGCATCGGGCGCGGCGACGTGTTCGGCGCCATCGCGCGCCAGCGCGGGCTTCGCGGCACCGAGGCCTCGCAGCGCACGCAGGTCGAGTCGCTCATGCAGCGCGGTCAGATCACCGGCGCCGAGGGCACGAACGCGGCCCTCTCCGCGGTGCAGTCCATGACCGGCGAGCGCCTCGGAGGCTTCGCGCGCGTGCAGGGCAACACCCTCGCGGGGAGCATCTCGAACCTCGAAGAGAGCATCTTCGGCCTCGTCACCTCGATCGAGGGCCTCGAGCAGCTCCCCGGCGTGCGCGCGCTCGCGTCGACGATCTCGGCGCTCGGCAACGCGCTCAACGGGAGCTCCGCTGCGGGGCAGCGCCTACAGCGCGCCATCGGACCCGTGCTCAATCAGGCCGCGGGCGCCTTCGCGGGCGTGCTCAACCCCGCGCGCATCGAGGGTTTCTTCTCGGCGCTCGCGACGCAGATCCCGGCGATCGTGTCGGCGATCCAGCTCGTCGGCGGTGGCTTCATGGCGGGCCTTCAGCGCGGCCTTGGCCCGCTGCTCGACCGCATGGGCGGCACCGACATCGACGGGCTCGTGGGCGGCATGGGCGCGCTCGCGGAGGCCTTCGGCAACATCGCCGGGCTCTCCGTCGTGGTGCTCACGGCCATCGGCGGGATCGCCGCCGTGGCGACCGTGGGCGCGTCGTCGGTGCTCGACCTCGCGGTGCAGATCGCGGGCCTCCCCGGGCGCATCATCGCCGACCTCGCCGACATTCCGCGGCAGCTCACGGTCTTCGGCGAGATCCTCACGGCGGCGTTCACGTCGCTGGGCACGCAGATGGTCGCGGGCCTCGTGGGCGGCATCACCGCGGGCGCTGGCGCCGTGCGCGACGCGGTCTCGGGCCTCGCCACGGGCGCGGTCGACACCGTGCGGGAGACGCTCGGGATTAAGTCGCCCTCGCGCGTCTTCGAGGAGCTGGGCGGGCACACCGCGCAGGGCTTCGAGGACGGCATCACGGGCGGCGCTGCTGGCGTCGACGGCGCCGTGCGGGCGATGGTCGCAGCACCGGGCGCCGCTGGCTCTGCTGGGGCTGCTGGCGCGGGCCGCGGCGTGTTCCAGGTGTTCATCGACGGCGCGGGCCGCGAGGCCTCGGCGATCGTCGACGAGATGGAGGCGCGCATGGGCTTCAGCTTCGACCGCCTCGCGCTCTCGGGCGGTGACGTGTGAGCGGCCTCGTGATCCCGCACGAGGCGGGCGGCGAAGCGTGGGACATCCTCACGCTCGGCGGCATCCGCTTCGACGGCCTCGCGGCTGTCTCGGGCGACGCCTTCAAAAAGAAAATTGACAAGCGCCGCGCCGCGGGCGCTGACGGCGCGCGCATCGTCGACAAGGGCTTCGACCTCGTCGAGCTCACCCTCACGCTGACGGCGTGGCTCCCGGCGCACGTCGCGCAGATCGAATCGCTCGCGCTGCTCGTGGCGCCTCGCGGCGGGCCGACTTCGCGCCGGCGTGCGCTCGACGTGTCGTATCCCTCGCTGGCGTTCGCGGGCATCACGCAGGTCTACGTGACCGGCGCGACGCTCCCCGTGGCCGACGAGGGCAAGGTGACGTGGACGATCCGCGCCACGGAGTACCGCGAACCTCCGCGCCGCAACACCACCACGCGCGCGACGCCCCCGGTGCAGACCAGCGACCGGGCCGACATCGACCCTGAGATCGCGGCGACCTTCCGCAACACCCCCATCCCGAC